CCCCTACTCAAAAAAGAAAGAGAGGAACTATGTTTATAACTAAATTTGGAATAATTGCCATTGCAAGTATTGTTGCCTTAGTTTTATTTTGGCGTCATATATTTATTTTAACTTTGTTTATATTAGCAATGTTATTTATTTTAGAAGTTAATTACGGTGGTTTTCAAGGATACATGATGTCATGGGTAAAGTAAGATCACTTAAAGAAAGAATTTATGCTGCTTATTTCGAAGCAGGTAAACGTGCAAAAAGAGATTGCACAAATTGGAAAGAAGTTTCTGATCGCATGTATTGGGAACGATTACATAAAATAATGAGAAAGAGGTATGACTATGTCGGATGATATAAAAACAGAAATATTAGAAGAAGCTAATGAGGCAGTAGCGTCTCGTGAGTTTACTCATGGTGAGTGTGTTGAAAACAATAAAAACATTGCTGATTTATGGACTGCATATTTAGGTATGCCTATTACTGCTGATGAAGTAGCAACAATGATGATACTGTTAAAGATTGGTAGAACTAAATCAAGAAAGGCTGTTAAAGATCATTTTGTTGACATGGCAGGTTATGCTGCAATTGCAGGTGACATAGTTTTAGGAGGTAAGAATGATAAAAAAGATCTTTGATTATTTTAAAAAGAAAGAGCCTACCTTAGTTTGGAGACACATTTACAATTCACAACATTACGGTGTGATTGGTTGGTTGGCAACTGATCGCAAAACATTTGTTAAAGGAGAAGATACATGGAGAAGATAATGAAGTCACGATATGCCACGATAGCAATTAAACCTAAGGTGCATGATAACATTAAGAAATTAGCAAAACATAGTTATCAAACAGTAGGTGGCTATATTGAACAGTTAATAGAAAAAGAAATGAAACAAATGAAATGGGAGAAGGAAAATGGCAATAATATGTCACGAGTGCAAGGGTAATGGGTATCATAAGCTTAGATTCGAGGGTGAGGAAGCCATTGAACAGTGTAAGGTTTGTAACTCACAAGGGGAACTCGATGAAACTCAGTATTACCACCAAACCTGGACAGAGGGCGATGAAGATTCCATCAGTAGTTACTACGGACCATTGCTCGATCCGGAATCATTCAAAAACTACAAAGTTTATCCAAAGTAAACCTATTGTAGATGTTAAAAAAGGGGAGGAGCCGTCGTTTTGACTATATATTATAACACTATTAAGAAAGATAAAGTAATTACATATGTCTACAGTGATGCTGATGATGTGTGGTTCGTAAACAAAATAACAAAAAGGAGAGACTTATGCACTGGCAAAACATGTGGACTGAAGAAGATAATGCTAGACTTGTTGAATTGGACAAAAAAGGTGTTCGGGTAAGAGATATTGCCATACGAATGAATAAAAGTAAGAACTCGGTTGCCGGGCGATTACATAGAATTAGAATTAAACAAGGACATACCCCGAAGTATAAACACCGGCAGGTAAAAAGATATATGCCTGCATCAGAAAAGATTGGTCAACGTACATGCAATTTATGTTATCAAAAATTTGACATATCTTCTGTACTACAAAGATTCTGCGAACCCTGTAAAAGAACTGATAATTATAGGTTTGGCTGAATATATTGCGATTTGTTACAATATGTTGTATAGTTTGCATAAGGTTTAGTACGAAGATTGTGTTCTAATTTAGGCTTGGAGCATATATTTATAGGAACGGCCTGTGAGGGAATTGGTCATGAACCTAAATGAAGCCCAAAAAAACATATTAAATCGTATGATTGAAGGATTGCGTCCTGGATTGTCTAAAACTAGGGCGCTTTCCTTACTTGCTAAGTATAAAATTTTCGATAAAAAATTAATTCAACAAAAATTAAAACAATTGGAGGGAGACAATGTCCTCTTATTCACTGCCAAACAGTCCAATCAAAGAAGTTAAACATTGTCATAAATGTGGCAGAGTAACTTTGCATTTTCTCAACCCCAAAAATGATGTCATTATTAAGTCAGAAGTTTGGCAAGAACTGGTTCGCAAAGGATTTAATGCCATGAGGAGACATATGTATATTCCTAAAGAATTGTTAATGTTAGATCCTAAATTTTTTTAGTATAGAATGCATAAAAATATTTTTAGAAATTATTTTAGAAAAAATGTTGAAAATGGTGTAACCGGTGTAACCGCTCTTGTAACCCTTATCCAGCTTCAAAAATGGGTTACACTATGGTGTAACCAAGGTGTAACTGGTGTAACCTATAAAGCCAGCGTAAAAGAATTTTTTAGGACTTTATATGTGTTTTCTGTTAAAAACATCCTATACATTGTAAAATGAGTCAATTAACTGAAATTAACATAACATCTAAACAACGAAAGTTTGCAGAGCTTTTGGTAAAGTATGATGGAGAAAAAAGTGCAACAGAGTGTGCTATTTTATCTGGTTATCCTAAAAAAACAGCTAGAATATATGCTAGTAGACTACAATCGGCTAAAGAATTTCCAAAGGTTGCTAATTATATATCTTTGTTAAGAGAAGAGGTTCATAAAAAGTATATGTCTAATTTGACAAGACATATGAAAAGATTAGATGAGTTAAGTAAGAGTGCAGAAGCAGAAAAAAACTATTCCGCAGCAGTAAATGCAGAGGTATCACGAGGAAGAGCTGCCGGATTATATGTTGATCGTAAGGAGATATTGACAGGGTCAATTGATAAAATGAGTAAGGTCGAAGTAGCAGATAGGCTTAAAGATCTAAGGAATAGATTTCCTGAAGTAATTATAGATGCCTCTCATGAAGAGATTGAATCCAAAGACTAATAAGTTATTTGTATGTGGTGTTGATATAAGAGAAGATGGATATATATTTGATGGTTACCTATATGGAAGATTAAAGAAAGATGGATATTTTAAAGAAAATTGGAGAGAACCAAATAGTTATAAAAGAAATGAAGTAAAGAAAAAGATTTATAAAAAGAACTTGTATGACAAGGTTTCTAATTATTTAAATGATTATAAGTTAAGCAAAGGGTGTCAAGAATGTGGGTATAAAGAGAGTCCTTATGCTTTAGAGTTTCATCACAGAGATAGAAAATTAAAGACAAAAAATGTATCAAATTTTAGAAAAAGTAGCTGGGCACAGCTCGATAACATAGTCAAAGAAGTAAAAAAGTGTGATATTTTATGTTCAAATTGTCATAAAATTTTGACTCAAAAAGAAATAAATAATGCGTCCTGAGAAAAAATTCTGGCAAGAAATTAAAAATAAAATGTCGAATGTTAATTGGACTAGAATAGAGTCATGGGCATCACCTGGAGTGCCTGATTTGTTTGGAGTTTTCAAGGGTTTAGACAATAATAAGGGTATTCAGTTTTGGGTAGAATTAAAATGTAATAAGTTACAAAAAGTTATCATTTCTCCAAAGCAAATTGCCTGGCATTATGCTCATACAAAGCATGGTGGTGTCAGTTATATATTTGTAAGAATTCGCAATAGGGCCAAGAGCCCTGGAGGTATTGCTATATTCCCAGGACATATGAGTCGTGAACTACATGTTCATGGTTTAGAACTATTGAACCAGGGTTCAGGGTACATGATACCTGATCCTTGGACTGGAGATCAGATATTAAAATACCTTGAGTCGCAGCCCACGGTTTAATTCGAACTAATAGTATAATTCACCGGCCGGCCGGTCCGTGTTTTCGCCTCATGTCAAGTATAATAAATGGCAGAAGTCTGCCGATTCTTAGTTCCATCTGAAGCTGCAGCCCGCAGGTGCTGCCAGGGGTCAGGATCCTGTAATTGAAATACCTTGATTCTCAGCCTTTTGTTCCTGAATCCTGTATAGTGAAGTGAGCTGGGCCGGGCAGCGAGTTGTTCATACCATGCGGGAACTTATTCAAAAGATTTAAATCTTTTTGCTTTACATTATAATAAGTTATAACTATATATGTACCTGTGGCTACTGAATCCGTTTCGAAGTTTTGCAAACGGCCACACACGGCACGCACCCCGCCACGGTGATCCCATTTGAAATTTTGGGAAGCAATCAAAGGTTCCCAAGTGGGTGCATTAACAGAAAGGAATAACATGACAGAGACTGTAACAGTATTAAGAAGAGAGCCCACCTGCGCCGACAAAGTGGCACAAGAATGGAAAGAAAGGCAGGAGGACCTGAAGGATCCTGAGTATGAGGCGCTCAGCTTTGACTATGTAGAGCCTAATACATTTAATGATCAGATAGAAGGCTACTGGCGCTGGCAGTTCAGCTGGGGTGGTCCATCGGATGAGCTCCGTGCATATGTCAACGAACATAAAGAAATCCATCGTCTGGAATACTGGTTCTTGGATTGGGGAGATGGTGCACATGTCTTGGTTGACTCTGAAGCTGCGGCCTGGTCGCAGATGCAGCAGATGCTGGAGGCTTCTGCATGATTGAAATACGTTGGTTTTCAGCCGTTCGTGGATCTATACCTTATAGTAAAAACTCCGGCCGGCCGGTTCGTAAAACTTTTGAAAATAACCCGCAGAAAACAGCCATTCTATATGATTCGTTTCCTGAAGCACAGGTGATTGCAGGTGATGGGAAGCATGACGCATGGAGAAAAAGCTAATGTTTTGGCCAATTTTTTGGATCGCAGTGGTCGCCTGGTTCGCTGCAGCCCAGCTCCAGGAAGGACTGCTGCAGCAGCTCCTGGTTCTGCTGCTCTGATGCAGCTAATTGAAATACGCTGATTGGCAACCTTCTTGGGGGTTTTTCCTTATAGTAAAACTTAGCGGCCGGCCGGAGTTCCTGTGGCTTGTCAATTAAATTAGTTAGTCATCTATATAGAATGGGTTTGAAAGTTATGCACAAATATTTATTTATTATGTTGCAATTTGTTATAAGATGTTGTTTAGTTAGTTATCAATTAAATTAATTAATTGACTTAACCATTTAGAAAGAGGTTATTATGACTAAAAAATCTAAATTAAATGACAAAGCTATTGCTACTCTTGTTGAGTACAGAACTGCTTTAGACATTAAGAATAGTATTGATAAGTTAGTATCTCAACTAAGAAGTGAGTTTACAGAAATTGTAAACAATCATAAGTTAGTAAGTGATAAGAAAAACTTTGTATTTGAATTTGGCAACGATACGTTCGCTATATCTCAAAGCCAAAGAGATGTACTTAATCAATCGGAAGTTAAAAAACTATTAACTTCTAAAAAGCTAACTATACCTTACAAGACTTCAGTAAGTGTAGGTATCAAAAATGTTAGTGGAAGTGCTAACAATGTTGATAGTGAACTAGTTAGACTATTGAAAGTAGGTAGCTAATGCCTAACTTCGATCTAACACAATTAAATAGTTTAATAACAACTAATGGGGATAACCCCATTAGTACCAACAATAGCGATATGCCTATTGTCAACAATATGAATAAACAGATTAACTGGCAATTACTGGCTGGGTTTTTAGATCAAGAGATATTTCAATTCATATTGGCTAATAAAGATAATGAAGTCATTACTCAATTTGGTATTGACCTCGCATCAAAGTTAGCGACTAACTTCGGATTGTCTAAAGAACAATGAAGTATATTATTTATTTATGTAAGGCACTACTCACTAGTGCCTTGCTTCTTTTCTTATTATGGTTTTGGTTTGTTGCAACAACACCGATCCAATAAATTAAATACACATTACATTTTACCCACAGCCCAACAATCGTTGGGCTTTTTCTATTATTAAAGTTAGTTAAATTTTTTGGCGACCACGCCCAGAAAAATCTCCTGAGTCTGCCCCGTTCCCCCCTCTTATCATATAGCCTCCCCTTGCATCACTGTTTTGCACAGTCAGCCCCACCCCACTTACTACCAGAAACAAGTCGGTTGAAAAATTTTAAAAAAAATTGTACATACTAGGAATGTCTTTGGATTTTGACACCACAAATCCTGAAGAAGCTAAAGCCTTAATGTTGAAGTTAGAACTTCGACAAAAAGAATTAGATACTGCCACTAAAGCAAAAGAAAATTTTTTAGACTTTGTTAAGGCGGTATGGCCGGAGTTTATTTCAGGATATCATCATAAAAAAATTGCAGAAAAATTTCAGCAACTGAAAGATAAAAAATTAAAACGTTTGATCGTGAACATGCCACCAAGGCACACGAAGTCTGAGTTTGCATCCTATTTACTTCCAGCATGGATCATGGGCCATGCACCAAAAACAAAGATCATACAAGCGACGCACACCGGCGAACTGGCCTTCCGCTTTGGAAGGAAAGTAAGAAACCTGATGGATCACGAAGATTACAAAAGAGTATTCAAGGACGTCGAACTATCAGCTGATAGTAAAGCAGGATATAAACCACCAGGGAAACCAGGTGATGCATTCCAAGGTTCACTTCAACTGATACGGGTAAGAGGCCAGGCAGCAGGAAGCCCATCTACTTTAACCATTAAAGGAACATGGGATGCATTAGGAAAAGAGTTGATTGTGGCACCAACAACAATCGGATTATCTGATAATCAGTTAGATGTAGACGGTTCAGGACAACATTCACTTACTCTACTAATCGATGCTTATGTTGCTAATGACACAGATACTTTGTATTTGTGGATTAAAACAGATACTGGCACATTTACTGTATCGGAGTATGAGATAACTTGGGTCGAATAAGGAGGTGAATAATGAGTAGAATATCTTATCCCTCTCCTTATATCATTACATCAGATAAAGTAGGTTCGGATTTAGTATGGGAAGATTTAACTTCACAATGTGATGGTGTTCGCACAACATTTACATTATCACAAGAAGCAGATAGTGATAGAATCTTTGTATACTATAATGGATTGTTATCTAATATAGATATTGATTCTACATCAGATACATCCTTTACACTTTCATTTGCTCCCTATGCTGAGAATGATACACTTCAAGTAGTTTATTCACTAAAAGGAGAGCAAGAAACAGTCTCACAATAATACTT